TATAAATAAAAATAATTTACCATTCGCAGAAGGCAATGCAATTAAATATATTTGTAGACATAAATTAAAAGGTAAAAAAGAAGATATATTAAAAGCAATTCATTATTTAGAAATGATTTTAGAAAGGGATTATTCATGAGCCACCAATTAAATTTTATATTTCAAAAAGGTGATTGGACTACACCAAAGTCTTTTCCTGATTTATCTAACGAAAAATCTATAGCAATCGATTTAGAAACGCGTGATCCTAATTTGAAGAGTTTAGGTTCAGGTTGGACAAGGAAAGATGGAGAGATTGTAGGGATCGCGGTAGCCACGCCAAATTTTAATGGATACTTTCCAATTGGTCATGACGTAGGTGGTAATATGGATCGTAATATGGTCCTTAATTGGTTTAAAGATGTTTGTAAGACACCTGGAAACAAAATATTTCATAATGCAAGTTATGATTTAGGTTGGATTAAATCTTATGGATATCAAGTGAATGGTACACTTATTGATACGATGATTGCAGCTGCAATTGTAGATGAAAATAAATTTTCATATAGTTTAAATAACTTAGCGAGAGATTATCTTGGTAAGATGAAAGCAGAAACAGAGCTTAAGGAAAGAGCAGATGAATGGGGATTAGACGCGAAAGCCGATCTATGGAAGTTACCTGCACAGTATGTTGGTTTCTATGCTGAACAAGATGCTCAATTAACTTTAGAGTTATGGCAAAGATTAGATTGGGAAATTAGAAGTCAATCTTTAGATGATATTTGGAAACTTGAAATGAATTTATTACCAGAAGTAATTAAGATGCGAGAGCACGGGGTAAGGGTTGATTTAGAAGGTGCTGATAAATTAAAGAAGAGATTTATAATTAGAGAAAAAGAATTACTTAAAAAAGTAAAAGATATGACATCTTTAGATGTGGATGTTTGGGCTTCAAGATCGGTTGCAGCAGCCTTTGATAGACTCGGAATTAAGTATCCATTAACTGAAAAAACAGAAGAACCTAGTTTTACAGCTAACTGGTTAGAAAACTGTAAAGAACCACTTGCAAAATTAATTAAAGAAATAAGAGAGGTTAACAAATTTTACAGTGCTTTTATTGATTCTATAATTAGACATGCACACAAAGGAAGAATACATGCAGAGATAAATCAATTAAGAGGTACAGGTGGTGGAACTGTTACAGGTCGTCTTTCTTATTCTTCACCTAATTTACAACAGATTCCAGCAAGAAATAAGGAATTAGGACCCTTAATTAGGGCATTATTCCTGCCTGATGAAGGTTGTAGATGGGGGTCTTTTGACTATTCTCAACAGGAACCTAGATTAGTAGTGCATTTTGCTTCACTAATTGGAGAGGGTTATGCAGGTACACAAGAATTAATTAAAGCATACGAACAAGAAGATGCTGACTTTCACCAAACGGTTGCTGAGATGGCAAACATACCAAGAGCACAAGCTAAAACAATTAACTTAGGTTTGTTTTATGGAATGGGTATTAACAAACTTTCTAGGGAACTAGGTATTTCATACGAAGATGCACAAAGTATTTTACAAGAATATAATAAAAGAGTTCCTTTTGTTAAAAAATTATCAGAAAAATGTATTGAGGTTGCTGACAAGGTCGGTTTTGTAAGAACTTTAAAAGGAAGAAGATGTAGATTTAATTTGTGGGAACCAATTACATTTGGCTTACACAAAGCTATGACTGAACAAGACGCAACACTTCAGTTTGGAAGAAAAGGAATTAGAAGAGCGATGACATATAAATCTTTAAATAGACTTATACAAGGTTCAGCTGCAGATCAAACAAAACAGGCTATGGTTGATTGCAGTGCCAATGGACACAGACCGCTGCTGCAAATACATGATGAACTTTGTTTTAATATTCACAAAGATGAAGATATTAAAGTAATTAAAGATTCAATGGAGAATTGTTGCAAACTAACCGTTCCTAGTAAAGTAGATGTGGAGATTGGAGATAACTGGGGTAATGCAAAATAAAGAAACAGATAAAAACTTAGAGCAATTAATAGAAGCAGTAAAGAAAAGAGGAGTAAAGTGCCAAATATGTGGCTATATTCCTAAATATAAGGAAGAATTCCAATTAACACTTGTAAATGATAAACTCACTTGTATTAAATGTGAGGAATAATGAAATTAGAAGATATAAAAGCTAATGTTGGTGTTTGTCCTGAATGCAATCATTTTTCTTCATTTATGGAAACTAAAAAGAAAAACATTTACACTTGTCATATTTGTCTTAAAAAAGTTGAGCAATACATAAATGGTAAAGTCATTTACAAAACAATAACAATTCCTGGAATAGAAATAGCGGAATAGTTTAGAGCAAAGAATAGCTTAGCTGAAATTACAGTTTTTTATATTTTAGGCCTACTTAACTAGTTATATCAGAATATTCTTGTAATAACTCAGCTTTAGCAGCCATTGCAGAAAGTTCTCTCATTTGAAGTCTTACTTTCTTCAATTCAAGATCGATCCATTTCATTTCAACAATCTCTGCACCGTTATCTAGATACAACTGGTTCCACTTGGATTCCAAGTTCATCTTTTTCAGTAATAGAGACTGTAACGTTTCTATCGTCATTTACTTCTTCATAAGTTATAAAGACTTTAGAAGGAGAATAAGTTATTTCTTTTTCGCTTCTCCAATTTCTTCCGTCTTTGGTTAACTCTTTTATGAAATTATCTTTAGCCTGTTCGTCATTGTCTGCCTTGACATCTAAAGTTATTCGTTGTCCTGCATATTTAGCAATTAAACGATATAATTTCATAGGATAATAAATACCTTAAAAATCAAAGGTTTGCAATAGTTTTGTCAATGGGGGTAAATAAAGTTTGACTTACCTACTTAAATTGATAAGATTATCCCATAAAATCATAACAAATAGGATGAAAAATGAACGATCAAAAAAACGATAAAAAGAAGTTTAAGGCATATAGACCTACTTTTGAACCCGAAAAGTTTAAAAATAAATGGGAAGCAAAAGTAACTTATATGTTATTAAACGGGCTAGCTGATATTGTAGAGTTAGAAAAAAGAGTTATTGAACTTGAAAAAAAATTAAAACTTGTGGAGGATATTAATGATAAAAAAAATATGCATTAGATGGCCGTATAACTTTAAAAAATATTTAAGTAAAAAATATTATCAGTCTAATCACCCGGATGGTGTTTCTTATCCTAGTTTATGCAAAAGAATTACAATAGCTTGGAAACTTCGTAATGAACCTACTTTAACTCAAGCAATGAAGGAGATTTATGGCAAAGAAATCTGACCGAACACTAGATAAAATGTTTTTAGCTGTTAAATCAAAGTGCACAGTTGCATCTATGATGGCTGAATTATCTAAACATGATCCATTTGCAATGATTTCTTTTGATATTGTTAAGGATAAGGAAGTTTTTACAACAGATGTAATACCAAAAATTTACACAACTGAGATGAAAAATGTTAGGGTTGAGATTGATTCAAAAGACTATGATTATATCTTTAGCGCTGAAAAAAGAACTTTAGATCAATTCATAAAAACGGATGCTGAAATTATTAAGCTAAAGGATAAAAATGGCTAAAAGAAAAGTTGGTTTAATTTGTAGTTTAACTTATTACGAAATGAAACTAGTTGTTGCAGTATTTAGCAGGATTATTTTAGATAATGAGTTAAGAGGTGAACATACAAAAAAACGCATACATGATTTGATATACAAATTTAATGATATGCTAACTAAACAAAAACATATAAAATGCTAAAGGATAAAAATGATAAGTAAACACTTAAAAGACATTAAAAAGTTATTAAAAGCATATCATAAAAAATTTGATGCTTTTGGTAATAAAAGAAAAGAAACAAAAAAGAGAAGAAAAAAATAATGGATGCATTTACTCAAGCAATTATTATAGTTGTATTAGTGGTAATTATGATAGAAATTTTTAAATGGTATAGATAAATGAACTTTAAAAAAACTGTATTAAATTTTTGTTTATTGTTTTTAATAATCTCTTGGTTATTGTTAACAGTATTTATTATAACATATTAATAACATAAGGAAAAAAAATGGACATAAATAAATGGAAGTCGTTAGCAGTTGCTATCAATAGTTGGAGAGATCTTTGGGCTATGAAAAATCTGGCAGATTTTAAATACCTAAGACCTGGGACTATTATATCAACTTTAATAGATGCGAAAGTTACGGAGCTTGCAAAAAAGGAAGGAATAACAGAAGATGCTTGGAGAAAAAAATATCATAGTTTTAGAGCAGGTGCTGAACAAGAAACCTTATCTAAAACCCGTAAAAGAAAAGTGTAATATTTGTAAAGGAAACCATTATGTTACAGGAGCAAATGGAAAAATTATTAACTGTCCTAGCTGCATACGAGCCAAAATTACCTTGGACGGGTGAATTATTTATTATTTTTTTGGCTGCCATTGTAATTGGTTTAATATTAAATAACCTTTACAAATAGCCAGTCATTAGTTATTTAAGACTTGTGGGCGCTGCTTTTTCCACTGCAGTTTACAAGATGAAAGATTTTATACCTTGTTAGCCCACACTTTTTAAGCTAGTGCTCCATGCATGATTGAGATGGAGCTTATAGATGGAGATAATTTTCTCCCCGAACAAAAACTATTTAGAGCAGTAATTGCACTTGCCTTTGATGATGCGAGATCAATTACACGTTCTAGGATAGCTGCTGTTTTAAAGTCTAAGGCTCATAGATGGTTTACCAATGGGGGTAAGGATTTTATTCTTATTTGCAGTTTAGCAGGTTTTAATCCGCAGGTTGTCAAAGATAAATACCTCAAAATGTATCATGG